ATCATCCGAGAGTAAACACTTCTCAATTGCTTGCGTAATTTGGTCGAGTTGCTCGTCGATAGACCCTGGAGACCAGTGAGACCCCATCGGCGCGTGAGTGTGTGAGACTAGAACCTCAACCCCAAGCTTGTAGGTCTTTCTCAAGATCACCGGAGCTTCACATAAGCGCTCCACGGATTCGTCTAGGTTAATGAGGAAGAGGGCAGGAAGCCTGCGAATCGCCATCGGATCACGCCGCCCATTGTAAATATCAAAAGTGAACCAGCCTGAGTCCTGTAATCTATGTTGAATTTTATTTCTAAAACTCGATCTCTTATGCATGGGCCTCTTTCATCAAAATCAGTTTTGCGGTGACTCCTGAGCTTTTCTCTTGAATTTCCATCACGCGGTATTGAACTCCACGAATCCTGATCCCATCCCCCTCTTGGGGAGGGGCCTTTAAATCTTCCAACAAAATGCTAAAGGACGTACTGATACTGGAAACCAAGAGTCCCCTCCCGTCGTCACCCCATTCAACGGGATGCTTTTCAAAAATACCGTTGATCTCAGTGACGACGGGGTGTTCTTCTTTGTGTGTGTACTGAGCCATCTCACCAAACACGCTAGCGCTTGACTTAAATAGGGTTTTGAAAATGGAGTTACCCACTGGGACCTGCTGGCTTGAGAGGAAGATCAACTGGCACCCCGTTGAGTCGTGCAGTCACTAGGAAATCGGTGACTCCAGCTTCTTGAGATGCCACTGCTACCCAGGGAAGAGTCGAATCTGCAGGGGTGAGACACTTCTGCTTGTCGTCATAATAAAGCTTTTGCCCGAAACTAACGCCGATGTTATTGGGTTTTTTAAGCTCATAAATCCCTACTAAATGAATATTAATCATTTCTCCTGGAAGTCCCGAAGTTGATGCGATTCCAAAAAAACTTCCTAAAAGAACTGGATTTCCAGATAAGACGGCAAGTCCAGTCTTTGGGTCTAAGGCTGCATCCTCTGGGATTCGGTAGTTGACTGAAGATCCACTTGAAATTCTATTTTTCATATATTCCTTTCGTTGAATTAAGTTAAATGTCTTGTCTAATTTTTACAGCACCTCGATATTCCAATGCTTTGACTCCAAAGTGTAAAACTCCTCGTACTCTAAATCCCAGACGCTCAAAGGATTGCTGAGGCTCGGTTTGAATTCCACGAGCACCGGATAAATAAGCGTACTCGATAAAATCGATCTTTTCTTTTCCAGCAAGCAGGTAGTAAGCGTTCTCCTTGGGCTTAGCGTCCTTAGCTGAAAGCGAAAGCCTGGGCTCAATAATGGGAGTGAACTGACCACCGTAAATATTCTGATTCGTGAATTGAGTGGCTAAGAAGTTTGTTGAAACCATCTTCAGTGCAGCTTCCCGTAAGGTGTGTGGCACGAGAAGATATTTTGGACTGAGGCTTAAATAGTTATTAGCCATCGAGCGCTGATCCATCATCTTAAAAAATCCATCTGAGATTTGATCCGTGTCTCCCAAAAGCTTTTTATCCTTGGCAACGGTGACCACGTTCTTGTGGGGGGCTCCCTCATCAAAAAGAGGGCTTCCATCTCCCATTTTTAAATTTTTAATAAAAATATCATAGATGTGGTTTTGTTCAGTTGTAGCGGCTGCTACTCCGAAAGTACTTAAAGCTTTGGTAAAGGCCCCCAAATCATCATTCACCATTTGCTGAAGTGAAAAATGAAGCATTCGTGCGTAGGTCTTAATCCGGTAAGAATCTCCTTGCTCAGTGAGGTAAGTGGCTTCGATCTCTGAATCTTCAGGCAGTTCCCTCAGTTCTCCGATCTCAGATACCCTCAGTGGATTGACGGGTTTAAAGTCTGAAACCTCTTTTTCTGTCACAAAGGGGGTGTAGGTTCGCTCGGCTAATTCATAAAAGTTGAGCAGAATTTTGTTTGAAATATTGCTCAGCAGCAGCGGATAGTCAGATGTGGTCATCGCTCGCTCAAAGACTGAGAGCTTATTGAGACCACGGGATCTAATACCCATCGTTTCTACACAATCTTTGGCCACATCCAAAAGAGACATTCCATAATACTCTCTGCCCTGGTCTTTTAATTCATACTTTTCTGGAAAAGATCGATGCAGCAGGTGTTGCTCCAGTCCGATTCTCCTCGTTTCGGTCTCATCTAACTCCCCAGCCTTGATCATCCCATGCATGATATGAGTACTTCCTGTACGGGTATACTCATCCAAAAGCAGGCTTTTTGAACGCTCAAGTGAAGCATTTTGAGCTAAAACTGATTCAACTGATGAGTGCGCAAGTCCTAGACTTCGTGCACACTCTTGAATGGCAAGGACTTTTTTTCTTTCTTCTTGCCTCACTTCAAGTTCCCTCTTCAGCTCAGTCTCTTGCGATATCTTTTCTTTTTCGGATTCTTTGATTGTTTCAATCGGTTTCACTTCTTGCTCTCTTTCTTTTAAATTATGAATCATAACTTCTGTCATTTCTTGATCTGCACGAATCGAAGCATGGGGATCTGCACCGATAGCAACTAGGCTGATTTCCAGTGGAATCCATCTCGATGCTTCTAATGTGCGAATGGAGTGATCCTCTTTAGATACATCATCGAGTTCCAAAATCTGGTACCCTACTGAGACATTTCTTAAAATTTTATCCTGAATTTTTTTGAAATATCGCTCTCCATCCGCATCAAACCGGACGGTGGCCCAAGCCTCCCCTTTTTTCTCATCAATCCAGGCGCGCTCCACACAGCCTAGAACTGAATCCACATCACGGCTGTGATCTTTGAGAAAGGGAGCCCCTCGGTTCAGCCGTGAGAGGTCAACCGAATTTTTTCTTAAAGACAAAACCTCGTTGAAAATTTCTCCATCACAAAACTGTCTTTGAACTGAAGCTCCCGTACTCCACACTAAATCGACACAACGACTCTCAGTGTTGATCGACTCGGGTTTCACTTCGGCTGATCTCGATAAATTTTTTAATTTTTTCACGCTGTCTCCTTGCTCTTTGCTTGTTCTTGAAGTTTGAGTTTTGCATCAAGTTCGATTGAGGGGTCGCACTCAAGTTTCAATCCTCTCTTTTTGAGTTCTTCAAAATCATGCTGAATTTCATCGAGCAGCTCTTCAGCATTGTAGCCCTGTTCTCGTACCGCCTCACTCCAGCTCATCGTACCGATCCTCAGAGCTTCCCTTGTGGCCAGGATTTCTTTTTGTGGATCAATGTAGGGATGCGATGGAGTGGTAAACCCGACCGTCAGCTGGTTGATCTCTGGCCCCATTTTGACACTCATAATTTTTTTAAACTCATTCCATGTGGGAATGCAGAATTGGGAAATAATCATTCCTTGCCACCGGCTCACATTTCTACGGAACTGGAGTTCAGCCATTCTTGCACTGGAGAATGTGGCATTACTGTAGTCTGAGCTTAAGGCTTCGTAGGTAATGCCCAGACCACTGGCCAGTTGCCTCATTAGAATGGTGGAGTACGTGGGATAATCCCCACTCCCAGGAGGCTGATTGAAAGTAATGGATTTTCCTGTAGGAAGCTTCACTAGCATTCCACTCTCTAAATTCTCAAACTCCTCTTCTGGGTCCGTCCTTCCCACTGTGTCGGGAGCGTCAATATCGTGAATAAACCCAGCAAAGCATGCTGAAATCTTTTGAAGCATGAGAACAGCATCGCTAAAGTCATCAAAGTCTTTAAAGAGTGAGAGTGTACTATGAAAGGGGGTCACTCCTCTATTTTGTTCGGCCCGCTCCATGTCGTAAATATGCAAAATTTCATGGGATGGAATAGGTTGAGAGATGAATGAGTTGGGAAGAAATAAGAGAAATGATCCAGGATGTTGGGGAAAACACCAATAATTGATGCGTTGGCCGTTGCCGTCGTACTCAATCCCTTGAATGATATAATTTCCATGAGGAAGGGCCATCTCCTTGTTGGAGTCTAAGTAGTCAGGCTCAATCACTCGGTAGACGGATGGAATTTCTTGTCCTCTTTTTTTATAAAGCCTAGCTAACATCTCGCCAGATTCCACCCAGCCTTCCATGACAATCCGTTGCAGCTCATACCAGTTATGTCTAGAGTAGTAATCAATTGCAGGAGTTTCAGCCCATTCTTTCCACAAAGGAAGTACCTTTTGTCTCAGTTTTTCTGGACCCCTGATCTGGAGCCTAATCCCATCCCCGATCGTAGAATTAACGATGACCTGTTTTCCCTTTCTGGCGAGTGCATGATTACGACAGAGATAGCGAGTGCGGTCTCTCAATGTCCTGCCTGCCAGTTTGATCTCAGCATCTGCATTGGACGACCTGGGTGACCATCCCTGAGTTCTACGCGAGAAAGAAGCCCCCTCGTAGTGTCTCGCCAGGCTCATCAGCCGATTTTGAGCAAGCCTGGCTGTCTTCCGAGAGAGCCCCTTTTTTGGATCAAAATAATTAATGAATTTATCGAAAAGGGTCGTGGCCGATGTCACTTCACAACCCCTTTTTGAACCTGGGGAGGATGATCGACTTTGACCTGCTTTTCCCCAGGGAGTTCATAAGTAGGTTTCTCATGCGAATGAGATCCTCAAAAGAGCGATATCGAATTTCTCGATCACCTTCCTTTACGTATTCTATTCCTTTTTGAAGAGTATCGGTCAGTTCCGATAAGTTTTTCTCTTCTTGAGACTCACTTGCCATACCAGGCAATTTAGAGGATGAAAGCTTTGGACCCAAGGCGAAAGCATACTATAAATGATTAATATTAATGAGATATTAATATCTAAAACACACCAAGGTGAAAGAATTTGACATGTGATCACAATGTAATTACAATCATATCTATGAATGTAAAACTGAAAATTGTACAAATCGGCAATTCTCAAGGACTGAGGCTTCCAAAGCTGCTCCTTGAACAGTGCGGCATTAAAAAGGAAGTTGAAGCCGAAGCGGTGGATGGAGCTATTATTTTACGCCCCTTGAGCAAGGGACATAGAAAAGGCTGGGATCAGGCATTTTTAGAGATGTCAAAACAAGGGGATGATAAGATCTCACCTGAGATCTTAAATGATTTTGACGAAAGCCAGTGGCAATGGAAATAAACCGCTTTGATGTTTTTTTAGTTAACCTTGACCCTACAGTGGGAAGCGAAATCAAAAAAACACGTCCAGCGCTTGTCATCTCCCCAAATGAAATGAATCATCACATTCGAACTGTGATCATTGCTCCCATGACGACCCAGGGGCGAACGTACCCTACAAGAGTTGCCTGTCACTTTTCAGGCAAGGATGGGAACATCGTACTCGACCAAATTCGCACAATAGACAAAGCTCGACTCGTTAAGAAATTAGGTATCATTGACCCAAAAATGCAAAGAATGGTTTCTCATATTTTAATTGAAATGTTTTCTATTTGAACAACTTTTTCACTTTGGGTTTTGAAGGTTGTTTCTGTTTTTTTAACTCAGGAACACTCAGCCCTCTCGCTTCTTTTTCTTGCTGCCACCGCTCATGAGTCCATCTGAGACAACCTAGAGCAATGTAACAAGCGTAGTTATACACAGCTAAGTCAAAAACCTCATTGCGTTCGTACACCTTAGTCCAGGCATAAGACGGAAACCCTTTCCGGTTCACACTTCTTGAGTATTTTTCAGAGCAAAGTTGTTTGAAATATTCTAGGTCATATTCAGGGAAATGCATCGAGCCTGGCTGGCCCTTCCCAATTTGAATACGAGACATAATTTCATTTTTCAAAACACTCACGCCTACAGGCCAGACTTTCAAGCCACGAACTTTTTTACCTCGTTGGTTGACATCCACTCCTGTGGGTTGCCCAATCGGTATTTTAAGCGAATCCATTCCTCGAATGGGCATAATACGAGCTGGGTTATGATGGGATCTGCACCACTGGTAAACGGTTGATGTGGAAAATGAAGTATCAATCCCCAGCATATCAATTCCGACATGCACCCCGCTTGAGAGTTCCCACTGCTCATTCAGAATGCCATCGAGATTTTTCCAAACTGGATCAGTCGGATCAGAAGGAGTACCCATCCAGACTCGGTAATCGATGGACCAACACTCAGCCTTGTTTTCTCCAAACGCTTTAATTTCACACTCCAGCCGGTCGCGCTGGACATCACAGGCTGCAATCAAAATGATTCCACCTGCTGGAACCGTATTCAGCTTGTAGGGTTCACGACGGGTTTTGAAAAGTTCTTGTGGGTCCAGCGACTCTCCATCTTCCTCCCACGTCTCACCTAGTGATGTATTGATGAACACTCTTAAGGTTTCTGGTGTCTTTGCTGAAAGAAAATCATTGGCTAACTTTTCCCATGGACTGAAAGTTGAATAGAGTTCATTGATATGAAATCCTGCAATTCCCCGAGAGGTGGCTCCCGCAATCCATTGACCTTTCTTTAACATCTCAAATTTCTTTACTTCTGGAATCAGCCTAGAGCAATGCTCACATCGATACTTTGCAGTGGATGGGTCGCCTTTTGCCCAGTCCAAGCGAGGAAATCGTAGAACCTGAAACTTATTGCAATCCTCAAAAGGACAGGGAACGTAATATTGACGTTGATCAGAAGCGAGGTATTCTTGTTCAATTCGAGATCGTCCCTTCACCGTGGGAGTTGAAGTAATAATGCACTTTCGATTAAAGAATGTCGTTTGGCGCTTTTCTGCCAATCGGATCGGGTCACCTTCTTCCGTTGTGTGGGCATATCGATCGACTTCGTCCATCAGCAAAATTCGAACAGGTCGAGCGCACAATTGACTCGGCGTTGGACTGACTATGCCAATCCATCCCCCTGGGAACCGCTTATGCAGCAATGTATTTTCACTATCTCTCGAGCGTGGGTCTTTGATTCTTTTTGAGAGAGAGGGGGTGTCTCTAATCATAGGTGCCAAACGATCCTTGGAATAACTCTCTGCCATATCTAGAGTAGGTTGGACCATCAGAACTGGAGATGGATTGTGCGCAATATAGTAGAGAATAATGTTATTGAGGCACTCCGTTTTACCTAATTGAGATCCAGTCATCAACACCACTTTACGTATTCTTGGATCGTTTAACGCATCCATCATCTCTTTTTGATAAGGAAAGGTCCGCCAAATTCCAGGCTGTGATGAGCTTTCACTACTCAGTCTTCTTTCAATATCAGCGTACTCAGAAACTGTTAACTTAGGGGGTGGCGCTACCAGTTCCAGCATTGAGCTCACCAGCTTCTCCGCTGCTAAATTCTTGTAAGTTTGAGAGTTCATTAAGTGCTTCCTCACAGTATTTTTTTAATAAATCTTCTATTTCTTCTGCCTGATTCATGTAGGTGAGCTCTATGGCAGATTTAGTTGGAATGGAAAGTATTTTAGAGCGAAAAGCGGTAATGAGCTTAGCCCAAATTTGATTGACCTCATCCGCATCAATGAGATTTTCTTCCAACACTCGGGTTTCAAGTTCTACTTTAATCCGTTTTGCTTGTGTATAAGCAATTTCCTCGCGTTCTCTTTTTTCTTTCAGATCCGAGGGTTCCTCTACACCATAAATCAAGTCTAAAGCTTTTTTTGAATCATAGAGAAAACTGTTCTCGTTTTCTTTGATGACATCAAGACAAACTAATTTATTCTTAATCGTCTGATGGGCTTTTCCAGTTAATTCTGTGAGTTGATTAATTGTAACTAACTTCATACCTTTCCTATTATTAATACCCGACTTATGTAAACTGCTTTAGAGTTCCATTTATGACGCAGTCAGGAAATAGCTCGGGGGCCCCCGCGCGGCACCCCACCTTGACGCGCACGGGAAGGACCCAAGCATCTATTCTCATAGACTGATTCATGCTGCTGATTGTTCTTTATTTCCTGCTCGCTATTGCGCCTCCTAATGCGTTTAAGAAGGTTTCAAAAAATTCGTTCTCAACCTCTTTCTCTACCGTCTGTTGAAACGGCCAGCGCTCTTTGATGTGCACTTGGGGCTTTAAGAGGTAAAGGAGTTTTATCTTGTCTCTCTGCTCACGTCGCCTCTGAGCTAATGCCGAGCCTGCTTTGGCACGCTTGCCTTTCATCTTTATTGGACGTTTGCGATAGACAAACCATTGATCCCCGTGAGGAGAGATGAATGCATAATTTGTTGGATGACTCGCTAGGAGTTCACTCGGCCATTTGCTCTTGGGTGTGGTGCTTGTGATGTTCTTTCTTATATCAACAGGAATTGAAACGTTTTGCGAGCCAGTGGGTTCTTTCGTCCCACCTAATGCCTGATCTGGCATAAATGGATCAATCGATCCGACATAACTCACTGAATTGGGATAATCTCGCTTTTCTGCGGGTCTTGCTCTGATGCCATCTTTGACCCATCTGCGGCGTAAAATAAATTCACTCGGTAAGCCTTGAATGAGTTTGTCCTTGGCTTTGTTGGCAAGGATCGTGAGCGTGAGTGTGTGGGCATAGGGCATCTGAACTTTTGCCAAATCATCAAACTCGGACAAAACTTGCGGCAAATTCGTTTCAAATTTGAGTTCCATGCTGTGCAGCACAATAGACGAACGGGCGGAGAGACAAAATAAAAATGCATACTATAGATTATTAATATTAATGAATGAGTAATCGTGGTAAATTTTTTGAAAGGGCTAACAGAGAGCCCCTCTTCCATGAGGGGCAACCTTAGCGGGGTTTTGTTAGCTCTTGCCTTTAACTCTCATCGTCTTTCAATTCACGCTTGATAAAAGACTCAACATCATCCATCCAAAAATATTCGCCCTCGATTTCAATGATTCGATCATCGGACATCTCAAAATCAATCCACTCATCACGGGCTATTTTCCAGGATAAAGGATCAAGCTCTTTGATTGCGCTGATCGTATCATATTCTAGCCATCCTATTTTCGTTGTTTCTTCATAACAACCTTCCATTGAACTTTCAAATGCCTCCTCTACGTTGATTGGCGTTAATTCTTGGCTAACAACATCTGAGATAATCCAATCTAAGCCATATTCAGGTCCATTATCCTCCGTAATTCTCATTAAGTCATCTGACATGCAGTGTTTGCATGTTCCCGATGGCGCTTTTGCTTAGCATCCATAACAAAATGGTGTGCTGTGCTCAATTGCGATTTTTTCTAATGCTTGCATGATTTCTTGATTTTCCATTTTATATCCCCCTTGTGTTTGTACTTCATTATAACTGCTGATGAATAATGTATACATATATATGTATACATTTGCAAGTCTTGATTATAGAAAAATGAAAATATTTTTTAATGAATTTCAAATTAATATGTTGACATACGTATACACATTGATCAAAATAGCACTGGGGTAGAGTGATTTTTTTAATTAAGGAGTAAGAAACATGGATCGATTACCGATAGAACATCAGATAAAAGATAAGACAATGCATATTCAGATTTCAAAAGAACTGGATGCAGCGATGCATAAAAAGATCAAGGCTCTCGGTAGTTCAAAAAGTCTCTTTATTCGTTTAGCAATTTCAGAATATTTAAAGTTAGGGATAAACAGCTTAAAAAATTTCTCATCTCAATATGGTCGATATAAAGTCGGTAAAAGCTTTGTTTTTCGTATTCCTGGACAACTCCATGAAGACCTCAGTCACGTTGCTACAAAGTTAGACCTACCCTTACAACAACTCGTCAGGGAAGCCATAGAAAGGGCTTTGGGATAGTCTAGCGAGCAATATAATCTCCCATTTTAATTTCAGTACATGATCATTTAAAGAAGAAATAATATAAAAATTATACAAAATAGATAACAATTATATATGTATAAATATCTCGTGTACTCTCATGAGGAACAGTTTTACTCCAATTGTTGAAACGAGTGACTAGGGATTAAACTCCCTAATCATGCTGGACTGCTGGCCCTCTTTCCACGAATTGCTTGACCCACCTTTCATGATGTAAAAAACGAACCGGTACGGCCTTCGACAATAAAGCTACCAGACGCACCGGTTCTTCTTATTCGTCTGGCTGGTATCCCAGCCAGCTCGGGATCAGGATCTGGACAAATCCTAATGCTCTGAGATGCAATCCTTAAACGGCATCTATCGGGCGAAAATTTGTACTCACAGGCGGAAGCCAATGTTGTTGTTCCGGTTCTCAGGGTCGTTGTAGTTGCGATACGCTGACCGGCAGTTCTGGGCAGAGTTGTTCCAGCTACCGCCCCGGATGACCCGGTTGGAGCCTGTTTACGATCCTGACGCCACACCTGAAAATTCCTTTCTTCGTAAAGCCAAACTATTCGCATAAGACCAGTGAGCCAAACTGCTTTGCATCCTCTGCGCCAATTCCAGCTCACTTATTTTTCCACTTCTCTCATAAAATTCAAGTTGTTTCACCTTCTTTCGAAAGCGCACCAGATTCGGCCTTTGAATGCGAATCAAATTTCGAAATACGCGCATCCCTAAAAAGGGAATCCCTTCATGAACTGGAGCAACTCGGGTAACTTTTTCTTTCAACTGAAGTTTTAGATCTTGAGCAAGAAAGACCCTAATTTCACAAAGCACCTTCTGCAAATCCTTTGTTTCTCCAAAAGTCAGAAAGTCATCCATGTAGCGAATATATCCTTTCACTCGAAGCTTGTCTTTTAAAAAATGATCTAGTTCTCCTAAATAAAAATTCGCAAAATATTGAGAAGTCAAATTCCCGATAGAAATGCCCTTGCCTATGGCATTTCCTGGTATAGGATGATCAATGATTTTATCCAATAATTGAAGAAGCAAAGGATCTTTAATGACCTTGCGTAATAATTGTTTAAGAATTTCATGGTCCACTGATTCAAAAAACTTTTGAATATCACACTTTAAATAATACTCATTTTTTTTAGCAAACGATTGACACCGTTTCAGTGCCACATGCAGTCCCTTGCCCTTTCGGCAAGCATAGGTATCTGTGATCAACCTTCGTTCCCAAAAAGGTTCAAGCACTGCGCACACTGCATGGTGTACCACCCGATCACGAAAGGCAGAGCTACAAATCTTTCTCACCTTAGGATCTTGAATTTCAAATACCTGATACGCTCTAGGCTGATAAGTTCCATTCGCAAGCTCCTGCCCAAGACGCAAGATTTCAGGTTCTAAGTGAAAAACAAAACAGGCTACTTTAGGTTTGTTTTTCTTTCCCTTTAAAGCTTGGAGAGCAGCTTGGTGAAGATTTTTAAAACTCACCACCTGATCAAACAAATGGTTCTGCCTGCGCATGCTTAGAATTCCTCCCGGGTTGTTGTTGTTTGATCCAGCCTCCTAGCATCTTACCCATCTCATTTAAGGATTTCATGGCTTGCTCATACGCTTGCGTTGGTAAGATCTGGGTTTCATAGGCGATCCGAAGCAAAATGCGAATTTTCTCTAACGTGAGATTGATCTTTTTCAATACAGAGATTTTGTGAGCAGTGTATCGGGCTTCCACTAAGTCTTCTACTACACTTAATGCTAGATTGTTAATTCGATCTGAAAAGGTAAACCTCACCCGTTTTGGAAATTTCTCCGTCGTGCTCAAAAGCCATTTTAAAAAATCTAGCCACTGCAAAAAAAGAGGAAAATCATTGGACATGGGCACCTCCATGGGTAGCTTCATGCACATCTTGGGGTTTGTCTTGAGAACCTTCTTGAGAAACAGGGGATTGAACAATCTGAGTGATTTTTAAAATCTCTTTTCCATACTTTTCCACTTTTGCTTGTCCCACCCCTTCAATTTTAAGAAGATCCGCTAAAGTTTGAGGGCGAGTCTTCACGATTTGAACTAATTGTTGATTGGTCAATACAACGTAAGGAGGCACCCCCTCTTTTTGTGAACACTTCAAACGCCACTGGCGCAACAAATTAAAAAGTCCTAAATCCCCTTCCGCTAACTTTCTCCAGTCCTCATGGCGTAAACGAGCATGTTTTACATGAGACCCCAGATGCAAAGGCAAATAGTAAATCACTAGCGTTAAATATGGCAGCTCATGCCGAGTAAAAAAATAATCCCGAATCTGGATGACTTGCTGATCTTTGAGAAACTCCTGAACTATCGTATCGTTAAATTCTCCAAAACCTAAGTCAAATGATAATGTAATGACTTTCACCAACATCTAAAAAACCTACCAAAAATATTCGAGCGGCCATCGGATTCTGGGTCTGGAGTGGGCCTCGCTTTTCGGAGCATCCTGGCTCAAACCCTCTTCTACTCTCGTTTTAAGCTCCTTTCGACGGGGTTTGGCCTCGTCTGCTCCGGGCTGGCCCACTCCTCTCCCCTCATCCTCGGCCGCTCGAGTGGGGCCGGCTTCGCATCGGCCAAAAAAACAATGCCAAGGGTAAAATGGTAAAAGTGTCAAGTATTACGCCGGCACAGGCGGAAGCCAATGCCGTAGTTCCGGATCTCAGGGCCGTAGCAGCCGCGATACGCTGACCGGCAGCCCTGGGCAGAGCTGCACCAGCTACCGCCCCGGATGACCCGGCGGGAGCCTGTAGAGGGACCCTTCGGATCTAAACCCTGAGAGCCTTCATAGTTCTCACTGTACCAATCCTGAGTCCACTCCCAAACACCCCCTCGGTAAATCCCAAACCGATTGGCAAGCTTGGACTTCACAGGCTGAGTCTGGTTTTGTGAATTCGCATTATAAATGACATACTTCCCCAGCTGGCTCTCATCCGCTCCTGAAACCCACGCCGTTATCGTGCCTCCTCTGATCGCATATTCCGTCTGTGCTTCTGTTGGCAGTGAGTAGGTGTAACCCTCCCCGTAAAACGCGTGGTTCACTAAACGAATAAACTCCTGAGCATCATCCCAACTCACCTGCTCTACCGGATGATCCGGACACATCGAGATCTGAACTCCTTTCACCTCAATCTGTTTAAACGTGTTGGGACAATGCTTTTGTTCCTTGAATTTAGAGGGATTCGTCCCAGTTATGCTGGCATACTCTACTTGAGTCACCACCGCTTCGGCCATCTCAAAGGGGCTCAGGCTGACTTCATGTTGTCGCTCATCATTGCCACGATCCTTTTCCGTAGAAGGACTTCCCATGAGAAATTTCCCTCCAGGAATTTTAACAAAAACGCCTACAGCAGAGGTTGCTTTTGGAGCTGGCTTAGGCGTCGAAATAACCCCTGGTCTTTGAACAAGTGGAGAAGCTGGCTTGGGCACCGGTACTGGACTCCTGCTCGATCTAGCTCCAGCACTCACGACACACCGAAACTTCCTCACAAAAGGCGCTCTGATGGGACTTTTCTCCAAACCCCCCTCTTTGCCTTTGAAGTAATAGACATTCTGCGCAGCATCCACTGTGGAGGACCAAAACTCTTCCTCTTTCGTCCCAGGTAGTAAATCAGGATCGTAACTTCCATCGGCACGCATCGCCCGGGCCAATGTCTCCCATTCCTGTTGAGTGGGAAGTCTGGCCCCTGCACTTTGACAGTGCTGGCACGCATCTGGATAATTCATTTTCTGTTGAACGACTCCACTCCAAATCACTCCTGCCGATTCAAACAGATCTCCTAAGGCGCTCAAGGTTTTAGAGACTCGAGCGTCATCCACCGGAACATAAATAAAATCATCTTTCGGATAGAGTTGACTGATGAATTTCTTATCCAGGGGGGAGAGCTCTTTATTCTTAGGAATTTCATAGTTGCCTTCTATAATTTCCTTGGGAAAGGGATACATCATGATGGATGCAAAATCTAAACTCGAGTGATTAGTGGCCTGAATTCTAGGACGCAAAATATTTTGCATCACCATGTCCTCATCCCAACCATACTTTGTATGATAGTAATCACAGACCTGCTGATTGGATTTAAATTTGAACCCACACTCCTCTGGGTTTTGAGTCTCATGCACTAAACTTAAGATGTGACCAAACTCATGCAAAATGTCCTCATCCGGAGTATCCCACCGCAGATGGATCGCAGGCTTTCCTTCCGCCTTCTTCAGCTTCGTTGGATGAGTTCCAATCGTGGACCAGCATACCGATTGATTATCAAAAAATAGGACAATATCGTGATCTCCTCCAAAGTCTTTGCCCATATCAAACTTGATTCCTGCATAGCGTGACCAAGTGGAGGCAATCCTCTGGACATGCTCAATGCGGTCTTCAAAACTGCTTTCAGACACTCTTTCTGCTTTATCCTTTGAAACCTTCACTTTTAATGTCCTAGGATACGGACCTGGCCATTTATAATTCTCTGCTGCCGCTGCACACTGCGCATGGCTTGGGGCATCAGAAGAACTACTTGATTGTGTGGACCGGTAACACATCCCTTGCGATAGCTCAAAAGCAATGCGGGCCTCTCTTTCCTCCTCCCAACCTCCCCAACTTACAGGGGAGAAACTTAATAATAAAAATAAACTCGTTATTAAATAACTGAAATAATTTTTAGAATAATTTGGTTGATTTAAAGCATTTTGTTTTTTCATTATAACCTCTTCAATCCTTTAGACTAGGGACTGGGTTCCAGAGTTACCTTCACTTTTTCCCAATCCTCTTGCACTTGCACGTATCGAGTCTCTTGAGCTCTTTCTTTTGGCTTTTCTATATGGGTACCATTCTTTGCATATTTAATGTGATAACTACACTTCGTAAACGCAAGCCGAACTTGCTTGCTCTGTCCACACCCGGGGCACTTGCCTGAGTTGAGTTCTTCTCTTTCTAAGATAAATGATCCAGCTGTATTTCGTATCTGCTCTCTCACAGGGTGATTGTGTTGCGTGCAATGGCTTTGAGCACAATCCCTTTCTAGATAAAACATCCAGGCTGTGTGTTCTGACACTGGGGATGATCGAGAAGCTTTGGGTTTTGGGCATGGCTCTGATGAACGAGGGGCCTCCACGACTCGCCTCACCCAAGCCTTGGCTTTGCGATCGAAGGAGCAAACACACCCCTGATCTCCATCAAAAAGAAAAGCTTGAGAACCATCCTGTGGAACCACCGAGGAGGACCAAAACCATTTACCTCGCGTTCCAGGCAATAGATCAGCATTGTATTTTCCACCAGGACTCATCGCCTGAATCAACGCTTCAAATTCCTGCTCGTTGGGCAATCTGCCTCCTACTCGTTTGCAGCACTCTTGAGCCTTAGCGTGATTCATCTCCTCTGAAGCCACCTTGCTCCAAATCAGACCGACTGCTTGGTGCAGGGGTCTTAAATCATTAAACTTACCCGGAGCCGGTCCACTATAAGCCACCACGCCCGTATTTTCTTTCCTGCTCAGGTGGAGATCTCTTAAAATCTGCTCAACACCCTCCCAGCTTTCTTCGGATGGATGTGTAAGGTACTGAATCCCCGCATTTTTAAGCTGCTGCTGAATCTCTAAGTAGTACTGCCAATCCTCTGAATACTCTTCGCATCGAGCCTGTTCGTTATGAAGGAATAAAAACTTATCATAAAGCCTCCCCACCTGGTTGGGGTCTAGAGCAGGAGGCTCTGGCTCTGCTTTGAGCTGTTCTATGCGCACAGTGGTAAACTCCACCGGGACAGCACTTGCCGAATTTAAGCTCCCCATGTACTGAGCGATGGCCTCTCTGGCTTGTTGCAGCGTTTGGGCTTGCACGAATCCCCCTAATCCAGCCGTGCCTTGCCCTCCCATCGAATCCAGATGCATGGATATTTTGGTCTCTCTTGAGCCGCAAGAGGACGAAGATTGACCGCCTAACTCAAAAGACGCACTTTGCACAGGCACTGCCCCTGCCTTAACTGAGGCCTGAAACTTCCGCTCAGACTCCTGAGTTGCATTTTCTAAAGTCAAAACTCCAAATACTGCCACCCCCTGAGTTTCGGAAATCACCACCTCCGGACCACAGATTCTTCTCAAATCCTCGACCGAGCGGTATCGATACTCCTGTTTTAAAGTGGGAACTCTGATTTTCTTCATTCCGTACGTCGTTTTAGATCCAAATATATAACTCATGAAGTGATCGGTCGATCGACTACTTTTGCTATAATTGATGCTAAATCCCCCCTGAATTAACCAATAGCTAGCAGCCAGTTGGGTGGAAAATCCAATGTGCTTATGAATGGCAGACTCCGAATCCACAAACTCACTGAAGATTTGGGTTGCGTGAGCTCGCTCTATATCACGAGTTTCAATCGTGCTTGCCTCAATACACGAGGCAAATTGGACTTACCCCGAAAAAATGGACACGCGTCTTATGCGACCTGAGCGGCCTCAAACTGGATAGGCGTCTTGTATCCAATTGAAGAATGAATTCGTTTCCGGTTGTACCAGACTTCAATGTAT